CGGTTACCCCTCGGTGCGCAGCCGCTCTCAAGCCATTGTCACCCGTCCGAGCAACTCGTCGATCCTTCGGCGCCGCTGCCGCATCCGAGAGACCCCCGAGACCCTGGAAATCCTGGTGCGTTGAGTTGACCGATTAGATCGGACAGCCTTTCCGGCATGTTGATTGCCGGCCCCCAAATCGCTCGCCTTGTACGCCGTCCGCCGCGATGGGCGCTTCGCAAAATCACGGCCGGCGTGTTCGGCCCCGTTGTGCGCCGGCGTGGTCGTATTCGCGAAGTCGAGCTTGCCGTTGTTGAGCAGAGGGTTGGCCTGATGTTCACACACGCGCAACTGATCGCGGCCGGCGTGCGTGTGTCTGAGCCCGAAACTCTTTGAGGAGACATTGAATGGCCAAGCTAACCGCCGGCGATAGGCTCAATGCAACGCGCGCCGAACTTGACGCCGTCAATCGCCAGATTGGCGAGACGGAAGCGAAGCGCAACGCTTGTTTGCTGCTAGATGATGACAAGGTTGCTCGCGCTCTCGCAAGCAAGCTGGACGATCTCCGCGCGCAGGCCCGCGGGTTGCAGGACAAAACCAAACTTCTAGAGGCCGAGGTCGCGCGTGAGGAAACCGAAAGGCTCGCCAAGGAAAAGGCTTCGCACATCGCGCGTGTCACCAAAGACCTCGCCGCGCGTGAGGCTGCGACCGCGAAATTGGTTGCTGGCCTCGAACAAGCGCAGCAGGCACTCGAGGAGTTTGCGGAGATCGGTGCCAAGATCAATGCGGCATGGCCGTGGCCCGCAAGCTACCTGCCTGCTTTGCTGCTAACGGTGCCGTCTATTTCCTCCGCCGTTTCAAACGAGATGTTCCGGCTAACCCCGCCGTCGTTGTTAGGCGGGCAGGATCGTGGTCGCACATTGATAAAACTGCCGGGTGCGAAGTCGCCGTCTTTGGAGCTGATCAATAATCCCGGTGCGGTGAAACCCCTGCGCGATCTCGTGGCCGAGGCAAGCGCGCTCGGCGCCGAGTTCATGCGGACGGGTGCACCGTCTGGTGCGGCGGTTGTCGCGCCGATCAGCGAGGGCATTCCCTCCTACGCGTTGAAGAACCCGCCGCCTCTATCTGCAGCCGAGACGAAGCTTGCGGGCCTGTTGAAGCGCCAACAGCAGCTTGCGAATGACGTGACCGAAGCAGGCGAGCGGGCTTATCAGGACTGCATTGCCGCGATTGTTCAAGCACAGGCCGAAGTTGACGCACAGAAAGGAGCCGCAACGTGACCGACAACCCCGAATCGACAACGGACTTCACCACGCTGTCGCCCACGCAGGCGACCGAAAAATTGATCGAAATGACGGCTGCGTTTCGTGGGCCGAAACCGCCGCTAGCACAAATTCCGCCGCACAAGTTGTCGGCGGAGGAAGCTACGCAGAGGCTGGAGCAAATGTATACGGCCTACAAAGAGAGCGCGAAGGAAGGAAACAGCGCAGCCGACGCTGCAATCGTCGGCGAGGTGCCTCCGCAGGAAATGGAGACCGTTTCTTTCCCCTCAAAGATTTCGGTTCGCGACCAGCTTTCGGCGATCGACAAGCTCAGGAATGATTTCGCGCTCAATGACGCGGTAGTCGAAGAGGCATTCCATCCTGAGGCTTTCAAGCTGACGCCGGAAGCAATCGATGCCGTCACGCGTCTGCAGGCGCTTCGATTTGGCGACAAGGAGTGGGTCTCAAAGCTGTTTGCCGGCGATGCGGCGGCGGCCCGCGAGTTGGTGCTGATGCAAATCGCCTTGGCGACTGCGGAGAAACAATTCACATGAACCGCGCGCTCGAAAGCTTCGTGAGGCAGCTACATGTTCAGCGGATTGATGATGCCGATGGCATCGAGAATGCGTTGCGCGTGATGAATGAGTGCGCGGACGAATACGGCACGGCGCTCGAGTTTATCGATCTGGCGAGTTGGATTGCCGAGCAGCAGGTGACGACGCGAGAAAAGTGTCGCGCCATTTGCGAACTTGCGGCCGTGCCCGATGATGTGGCTTGCGATCTCAGCCTTGTCGGCAAGCGGATCGAGGTCGAACCGTTCGAGGCAGTCCTGTGATGACCGAGCTGCAACCCGCCCCGCCGGCGCCTGTTCGCAAGCGCCATCGCAAGCAAAAATATTCTGGCGAACCGCTTGTCGGTGAGATTGACGAGCGCGGGCTCGGCCCAGCCATGGCTGCGCTTACGGAAAAGCAACGGCGTTTCGTTCTGGAATTGTGGCATGGGCCTGTGGGCTATGGCTCGGCAGTTCGGGCGGCGCGGGCGGCTGGCTATAGCGGCAACAAGCCGACTTTGTGCGTGAGGGCAACACAGCTCTTGCAAAGCGCCAGCGTGCAAGCTGCCCTGCGTGAGATTGGCGGCAAGCACATTCGTATCGAGGCTTTTGAGGCGATCAAGACCACCGCCCAAATCGCGCGCGACATCAATCACAAGGACTGCTTGAAGGCCGCTCTAGCTCTGTTGGATCGCGGCGGCTTCGCGGCCGAGACGCATCACACCATCACCGTCGAACACGTTGACCATGATGCCGAGGCGGTTGGGGAATTGCGGACCCTGAAAAGCCTTGGCGTTGTGCGCGAGCGATTGGAGGAGCTTTTCGGCAAGAACGGACTGACGCGCTACGAGCGACTGCTCGCGCTCGAGGACGCGCGGCGCAGCGAGGCGGCAAAGGTGATCGATCATGAGTGACGATGGCGAGCAAGGCCCCGATCCGAACGAGCGGCGCCGGCACGCAAAGAAGATGTATTCCGAGCGTGAGTATCGCGACCGCTATTACAAAATCCTGCGCTATGACCCGCACCCCAAGCAACTCGCGGCGCACAACTCGATGGCGGGCAAGTTGATGCTGCAGGCTGGCAACCAGCAAGGCAAGACGCATTGTATCGGCGCGCAGATAGCGATCGACCTGACTGCCGCCTACGATGATTTCTCTTGGTACAAAGGCCCCCGCGCGCTCGACAAGGACATGCTTGCCTGGGCCGCAAGCACCACGTCGGTGATGACGCGCGACGGCATTCAAGGAAAGCTGCTCGGTGATCTCAATCAATCCGATGGGCTGGGCACTGGTCTGATACCGTTGGATGCGATTGTCGGGCGCCCCACGATGTCGCGCGGCATCAGCAATTTCGTGGACACCGTGGCAGTCAGGCGCACCACCGGCGGCACCGGAACGCTGCGGCTCAAGACGTTCGAGCAGAACCGGCAGGCGTTCCAGAGCGAGGCCGTTCATCGCGTTTGGCTGGACGAAGACCCCGGGCATGGCGGCGCCGATCTGTGGGGCGAATGTCTCGCGCGGCTCACGACTACGCGAGGCCGCATCTATTTCTCGGCGACGGCGGCCTATGGCGAGACGCCGGTGGTCAAGTATTTCCTCGAGCAGCGGGCTCTCGGCGATTGCGACATCGTGCAGATGGGCATCAACGATGCGCTGCACATTGCGAAGGAAGATCACGCGCGCATTCTGGCTCAGTACGAGCCGTGGGAACGTGACTGCCGCGTCTACGGCGCTATCATGCGCGGCGAGGGGCGCGTGTTCTCGACGCCGGAAGCCGACATCAAACACACACGCGACCCGGCGACGTTCCCCGACTACTGGCCGTGGTTGGCGGCTGTTGACTTCACTCATGCCGGCGGGAGCGCGACGGCGCATCCGTTTGCCTATGTGCTCGGTTGCTGGGATCGCGCCAACAACACGATCTACGTCGTGCGCGCGTTGCGGATGCGCGGTGCGCTGCCGGTCAATCATGTGGCTGCAATCAAGGAACACCCGTGCTGGGATGCGCCGGTTGTCTGGCCACATGACGGCGGGCGGCGTGATCCTGTTGGCGGTGAAACGATGGCAGGTATCTACAAGCGGCTGGGCCTGCCGATGCAGCCCTCGCACGCGACGTTTCCCGATGGCGGCTTTGACTTCGAGGCCGGCGTGACCGAGATGGCGCAGCGGCTGGCCAACGGCACGCTGAAAATTTCGGCTGAGCTAGAGGAGTGGTTTCAAGAGTATCGCAACTACCATCGCGTCAATGGGCTGGTGAACAAGCGCGACGATGATTTGCTGAGCGCCACGCGCATCCTTTGCATGTCGATCCGCAAGGCGAAGGAGCTGGAACCGAACCGCCCCGGCGTCCCCAGCGCCTACCGCGCGCGGGGGCGTGCGCCGGCGTTTGCAACCGGGGTTGATTTTGACGTGTTTAACCCGCGTTCCGACGACTTCGATGTATTCGTGGGCTGAGAATGAACATGCGTGAGATCGCCACCGGCCGCTGCGCCCCCTATTCATGCGAGGCGGCTTTTTACATCAGGAGCGGCGAGAACGGCGAGCGGGCGCTCGTGGTGCGGTACGGCGAAGGCTACAGCGGGCCGTGGTGCCCGCTGGTGGACGGGCAGCGGCAATTCGGGGCGGCGATCCCGCCCCATTGGCTTGATGATGACGTACTCGCGTTGCTGCTCGCGCCGCCGGTGGGAAGCGCCGACCCCAAGCACACGCACTATCCGGCATGGGAGGTGGGGGCGCGCTGGTTTGGCTCAGAATATCTTGTGCACTCGAAGGCGTTGCCGCCCGTCTACACCCTCGCCAAGCAGTAGCGCGGGGGGTTTTTCTGTGGCCGTTTGGTCACGGTTCGCGAAATTTGCAGATTGTTGCCCCGTATGTTGCCCCGACCCGATTTTTGCTGCTTTCGCTCACCCCTGAAATCGACTTAAGTCTTTGATCTAGTTTGGCTCCCCGGGCCGGATTCGAACCAGCGACCAACCGGTTAACAGCCGGTTGCTCTACCGCTGAGCTACCGGGGACCACTCGCGCGA